GGTGGGGTGTAGGACTTGGGGGAGTACATCTCAAAAAACCGAGAGAGTGGACAAAAGAGGGGGGTGCGCTTTTCGTGCCGATTCCGTCAATGGATCAAAGCTGGATGCGCTGATTTTCGGGTGACCTTGCCTAAAAACGGAAAATGCCAACGTTTCGCAAAAAAGAGATAGATATTAGAAAAAATTGCACAAATGATTTTTAGGCAGGGAAGATATCGCCTAAAGGCTGTTATGAGCAGTAGAACAGCTACAACATTGGCGAAATGAACGAAATTTTTGATTCTGTGCGTTCCCAACAGGCCGATAAGATCCGCAAATGCAATATAAGAGCCATTCCGCAATGGTTAATGGGACAAGATCCGCAACCAAAATCAATGCAAGGTGTCAAGCTGCCATGTGCTGATTTGTGCGGAAACTCTTTGCAAGGAAGCAACCTGGAAAGCGGTGGATCGCATCGCCACATAAGGGACTCTCAGCCGGACTTGGGAAAGGTTGGCCTCGCATCACATATAGGACTCTCAGCAAAAACCCTATATATAGTGTTGCCCTGGATACGCCCAGATCCGCAGAAAGACCAATTTCCACGGCATGCCAAAATGCTATGCCCTGGCATTTGCCGGATGCATGGCTGAAATGCGGTCGATCAATTTTATGTTGAAGGTTTACATAATTATTTGTGAATCTTCTGTTTTGCAGCATAACGTTTTTGGTAATATTTTGCAACAAAATATGCAGTACTACTTTACAAAGTAGGCCAAAAGTGGTATATTATTATTAAAGGAAGTACTACAGCACAGCATGGTTTTGGAAAGGAAAAACAGGTAATGGAAAGAAAATTTTACGATACCGAAACAGAAACAATCATAACAGAAGATGAACTTTTAACAGAGTGGGCAACGCTTTACGCAACAGGCGAAACAGAATGCAACACTTTTCTAACCTATGTAAGGGAATGCACTAGCAAGAACGGAACATTGGAAGAAATCCGCTAATAACAGGTTTTGGAAGAACAATCAATAGAACATTTAGAAAAGGAGTTAAGGACATGGCAAAATACAGTATTTATACGGATTTAGGACTTAAGAAGGGAACAGACACAATCTTTTCAGATCTTTACGATGAAATTGTAGCGGATGGAAATTTCACTTTTGAGTATCTGCAAACAAAGGAAGAGAACAAGAAACTTCAGAAAACAGAAGAAATTATTTATATCATATGGAATCTTCCATACTACATCACCTGTCCCAACGCAACAGAAGCTTGCAAAATCGCTTGTTATGCGGGAGCGCCCGAAAATAATTTCATGGGCAAGAATACAAAGCCGTACAGGTACAGAAATCTTGCCGAATGTACAGGAGATAATGCGGAAACATTCGTTGACCGCATGATTAAAACAATAGACCACAAGCTTGCATCCAATGCCTACAAGGGAAAAACAGTTCGTGTGAGAATCCATGAAAGCGGTGATTTCTTCAGCAAGGAATATGCAATGCAATGGTTACAAATTGCAATGCACTTTATCGGAAATGAAAGTATTGTCTTTATGGCCTACACAAAGTCATTTGCATTTTTTGATGGTGTCGAACTTCCTGAAAACTTTGTGATTCGGGCTAGTGTATGGCAAGACACAAAAGAAAAGGATCTCGAAACCATCAAACGCAATAATTGGCCGTTATACATGGCAATTCCGGCAAGCCTTGCAGAGTATGCAAAAGCACACGGCTATATTACTTGTGATTGTGAAAATTGCAGCACATGCAAAGACCATTGTTTTACACGGAACAACAAGTTAATGTACGTTGTTTTGCATGGTGCGGATGCTAAAAAGCTTGAAAGTGATTCCGCTAGAGTTAAACAGATTATTGATATGTTTTCCACAAAGGAGGAAAAGAGGGTAGCATGATAGGATTAATAATAGTTCTGTTTCCGATATATTTAGTTGTTTCCGCTGTTGTGGATTGCGTTTTGATTCCGGCATTAGAAAAGTAAATTCCAGCAAACCAATATATAACCGCCCTGAAATGGGGCGGTTTTTTTTATGCCCAATTATTGACAATTCCGGCAACAGTAAAGAACATGAGAATTGTAACAGATTGCGGATCTTTAATTATAAAAAGGTGGCATTATGAAAGATAAAGAAGTATCCGAAATAGAAGTATACGAAAATCAGATAGATTATTACAGCAGAGAATATATTGATACATTAGAAGATTCGAAAGATATATATACTAGTTCCGTATTTACAGGAATGATTAAGTATATATATAACAGAGTATTTAAACCTAATAGAAATAATAATGATAACAAGAGAAGTATTTCTATTGTTAACTATGATGATATAGAACTACTAGATAATTTATTTAATATATATACATCACTCTGCTATAGATATAAAAAGAAACCTACTGTTTTAAACTTCTGTATTATGGTAGGAATATCTAATACTACTGTTAACGATTGGCATCATAGAAGAACAAGAAATTCAAACCCTGCGATATACCAAACGGTTCAAAAGTGGTTTTCTGAATGTGAAAGTGCGCTATTAGATGGGGCAATAGAAAGCAATTCTATCGGATGTATTTTTGCCTTGAAAGCTAATTACGGCTACTCTGATAATTCACCACAAAGATTAATTATTGATAACGGATCGGGCAGCCTATCAGCAGAGCAAATTGCGGAAAAGTACAAAGAAACGGCACTTCCTGAAAAGCCAAACATGGATTAAGCATCTGCTCAACTATTCGGAAAACTATTGTTTTCTGCATAGTTATTAATAGCAATAGTTTGATATTAAAACTATTTTATTTAGTATTGCTTTCCAGCTTTGTCTATTTTTAATTGTCAGAATTATTTATGGATTCCGTACAATTTCAAATCATGGGCGTTTTCTGAGGCTTGCATCCGCTTTTGGTTTCGTTTTGTCGATGGTTTCCGCATTTTGACCGCTTAAATGGTACATTGTCTTTTGCGGAAAATTTGGTTATTTTCTCCTTAATGACCAATCAACATGATGCAATTATGGCAACCCAGCAGGGGTAAAATCGAACAGACGTTCGTTCGGCATTCGAGCTGCTTGAGTAAATTTTTTATAAAAAAGACCTCTCTTACTATTAAGTACTTACTTAGTATTTTTTACAAAAAACGGTATTATTATAATAACTCTCTACTTTTTACTCTACTTCTACATAGTACTGTAGTTAATAATTAAGTATCTACTTAGTTACTGTAGTTAATAAGCAAGTTAGTAATTAAGTTATTAATTACCATAATGATGGCAATTATATAATAATAATATATATAGTCCTTAGAGAGGGTAGTACCCCAATATAGAGATATTGACCTTAGTCAATTACGGATTCCGAAAAATTTTTAAAAACAAAAAAACGATATTTACAATTCACGGAACCTGTTTTAAGGTATTGCAAGGCGAGTAGCCAAGCGGTAAGGCACAGGACTTTGACTCCTTGATTGCGATGGTTCGATTCCATCCTCGTCTGGTGTAGTTCTTCTCGTCAATCTCCTCTGGTTAGCGGATTTTTGATGGTTTCATAAGAATTACTCCTTTCTAAACCCCACTACGGCGTAAGGCTGTGATTAAAGGAGCGTCAACTGCTCCGGTGGGGATCGGGGAAACCCGAATTGCAACTTTGGTCAACTCCGCAGACCCAGTTGCCCCCTCGTCCAGGCTCACTACTTGTTCGGGGGATTTACCGCAGCGCACAAAATGTAAAACCACTAACCCTGGCATGAGATCGATGCCGTCCGCTCCATGGTTTTGATATGCGGTCGTTTTTGGTAGCGGAAAATGTCTTGCAAGACGCAAAATCCCAACGGGCAGACGTTTGACGGATTAGTCTGAGGAAAACAAACCGTCAGCGGTGTATGGTCCAGGTCGGTCAAGACGGATGGTGGTTGCCATCAGACATCGGTTCAAACCCGATTGCATCGCTTATGGTGACTAGGCCGTGGTGTTGTTGCTGTCAATCAGTTGCCTCCGAAAAACAACTATCCACTCCCATGATTACCCTTTTCAGAATTGCTGCGGACCTAGTCACCGCCCTAACCCAAAGGAGTTTGAATGGATTCAACCGAAAAGAAAATTGTTGCGGATGTAGTGGCGAAAGCCCCAGAGATAGCCAAGACCATCAAAAATGGCAAGGATGTTGAGATCCGCAAAACCCCAAGTGGGATAGCCATTTTGTCTATAGATAAGCGAAAACTGTAAAACCGATGGCCTATGCAAAGGGGCATGGGTAACGTGTAAGGAGACACATCTCAATTGAGAGAGGTGTCTTTTTTTATGCCAAAATCGCCCATCACATTTTATTACGGAGTAATGCATGACATCCTTGGCGGTGATATGCGTGATCAGGAGCGATTGCGAGATGCTGTCGAGATTCTCCGAGCATTTTCCAATGACGGATATTTTGATTCTGACCGGAACTGGGCAATGAACATGAGTGGCTATATCCGGCAGATGGCAAAGTATATGGCAGGGCAGACAGGTGATGAGGGCTTTGTCGATATCATCTGGGATACATACAAGGTCGAGGCTCCGCACAATTTCGAATCCTACTTGGTCTACATGGAAAAGAACCGTGCTGACGAGAAGAAGTTTTATCTTCCCAGACGGAAGACCCTAAAAATTGTTGTCGATGAGTTGCAGAATCTTGAGGACGGCAAATACAAGTTTCTTGGAATCTCAATGCCCCCCAGAACAGGAAAGTCCACTCTGTGCATCTTTTTTATGTCATGGATCATGGGCAAACGTCCGAACAGCCACAATGCGATGTCTGGCCACTCTGGAATCCTGGCTGATGGTTTTTACGGAGAGGCATTAAATCTCATCGGCACTCCAGAATATACATTTGCGGAAATCTTCCCAGAGGCAACACTTCAGCGGAAATCCGCAGAGAAGAAGGAAATCAATCTTGACAGGCCGGACAGATTTGCCACATTGACATGTCGAGGAATCGAAGGAACATTCACAGGTGCTGTTGACGTTTCTTCTGACGGATACCTTTATGTCGATGACCTTGTCCGTGACCGTGAGGAATCCCTGTCTCCGATAAGACTTGAGAACCGATATCAAGATTATTTGAACGTCCTGGTTGACCGTAAGAATGACGGATCTAGGGAATTGATGGTTGGCACAAGGTGGAATGTGCTAGATCCACTTGGCAGAATCGAATCCACAAGAGGTGGCGATCCCGATTACAAGTTCCTACGCTTGCCAGCGTTGAATCGTGACGGAAAATCCAATTTTGATTATGACTACGGCAGAGGTTTTAGTACGGAGTATTTCCGAGATATCAAGGCTAGACTCGATGCCAATGAGTGGGAGGCCAAGTATCAGCAACAGCCGTTTGTCAGAGAAGGTCTGCTGTTTCCGGTCGATGAACTCAGATTTTATAACGGAGTTTTGCCGGAAGGTGATTCCAGGGTGGTTTCGGCTTGTGACGTAGCTTGGGGCGGTGGCGATAGCCTGTCAATGCCGATAGGCCGAGAATTTGAGAACGGAGATGTCTACATTTTCGATTGGGTGTTCAATCGGGGGCCGAAAGAAACCACAATTCCGATTGTTGCCGGAAAGATTATCGGAAACGAGATCCGTCAAATCAATTTTGAGGCGAACAACGGTGGTGAACTGTACTGCAAATATGTCGATGACAAACTGCAAGAGCAAGGTTACAAGTGTAGCTGCACCCACAGTAAAGCCCCGAACACTATGGACAAGATGTCCAAAATCATTGCTTATAGCGGAGATGTAAAGAGAAAATTCATCTTCCTTGATGAATCACATCGGAGCGATGAATACCAAGCTGCCATGGATGAACTCTTAATGTTTGTGCAGATAGGTAAGAACAAAAGTGATGACAGCCCCGATTCACTGACACAGCTTGAGATGTTCATTGAGGGCAAATGGCAACGCAGAGCAACTAGAATCATAAGGAGTCCAATATGATGACGGAAATTTGGAAGGACATTCCTGGATTTGAAGATTCCTACCAAGTGAGCAATTACGGAAATCTCAGAGGCAAGGACAGATACCGCAAGGTGGGCGGTGGTGGCTATAGGCTCGTCAAGGGCAAACAAATCACTCCAACGAGATGTACGAACGGATATTACGAAGCACAGTTGCAAAGGAATCAGAAAAGGACAATCCTACTGCTCCATCGTGTCGTTGCAATGGCTTTCATTCCGAATCCAGACAATCTGCCGGAGATCAACCACAAAGACGAGGATATCACGAACAATCGTGTTGACAATCTTGAATGGTGTACATCGAAGTACAACGCCAATTACGGTACAAGAAACGCCAGATGCCTTGCGAACAACAAACAGAAGGTGCGAGTTAATCAGCTTTCCCTTGACGGAGAATTCGTAAAGACATGGGATAGCATCTCAGGAGCCGAGAGGACTCTTGGCATAGACGGTTCGCAAATCATTAGGGTTTGCACTGGCAGAAACATAACAGCCGGTGGTTACAAATGGGAGTACACAGATAGGTGAGAGCAAAAGATTATCTGCGGAATCTACAATTGATCCGGCGAAAAAAGGAACAGAGCGAAGGACAGCTTGAACGGCTGAGAGAATCGATGTCTCTGCTTGAGGGCATCCGATATGACAGGGACAAGGTTCAGACTTCCGCAAGCAACAATCAGATGGATGGCATCATAAAACTTGTTGATGCGGAGCGAGAGTACGAGCATGACTTACTGCTCTACACGGAAACCGAGAAGAGAATCGTTGCGGAAATTAACAGCCTGGAAAATGCTGATTATATAGATGTGCTTTATGGCAGATATGTTGACGGAAAGTCCTTTGAGGAAATTTCCTGTGACATCTACAGGAGTTACTACAGGACATGCCACATTCACGGAGAAGCCCTCATGGAATTTGAAAAAAAAGTGCTTGCGACAAAAAATAGCAAATAGTAGCAAGACAGGGAAGGGTTTTTCAATTTATAATGTATAATGTCCAAGGTAGCGAAAGCAACCTAGTACAATGTGTGCTTCAGTTTTCTCACTTTCATTTTTCATACTTATTCCTTCCTGAAGGGGAGCAGCATCCAAGTGGTGTTGCTCCTTTTTCATTTGGTGACGATCGATATGACAGAGCAAGATTTTTTATACAACAACACTGGCAGAAGAGAAATCTTTACTTCTGCTGTCCGTGTTGACGAATCAAATATCATAGGGGTTCTTCAAGATGCCACAGTGAAGTTTGGTGTCAATGCGGAGAAGTGTGACTATCTGCTCAACTATGATGCCGGTATTCAGCCCCTTCAGCGGAAGAAACCCAAGGCCGTTAGGCCGGACATTGACTTTACCTGTATTGACAATGTCGCAAATGAAATCGTTGAGTTTAAGCTTGGATACCAATGGCAACCGATCACCCTTGTCCAGAGGGGAGTAGTTGATTCCGGCAATGAGGATGAAGGACAGGCAATCGCCCTGTTAAACGAACTTTATGCTACGGAACACATTGACGATAAAACTCAAGCACTTGCCAGATTTGTTGAGGTTTGCGGAATCGGTTACACCTTTGTAGACATCAAGACCGATTGGGAAGATGGCGAAAGCTACTTCCAGGTTGAGTGCCTCGATCCGAGAACAACTTTTGTTGTACGGAGTAATCGGTATCCCGATCACCGCATTATCCTTGGCGTCACCTTCTCCATTGATGATGACAACGCTTTTCATTTCACCTGTTTCACGCCGGAAAGCCGATTCGAAATCGTCAATGCTACGGCTATTGTCGAGGGCAAGAAGGTTGAAACATGGAATCATGAGGAGCGGAGTGGTGAGCGCAATCCCCTTGGGCTGATTCCTATCATCGAATGGAAACGGTCGCATGACCGCATGGGATGTTTTGAACGCCAGCTTTCCGAGTGCGACTCCCTAAACCTACTCTGGTCGGACGTGCTTAACGACACGGACCAGAATACGCAAGCGATCTGGCATACTAATGATGTAGAATTTCCTTCGATTAGTATACAAGATGGAGATGATGAAGATGGTGACCCAACCGTAATCACTCAGCATCCTAGCGGTGGTGATTGGGTCGAGACTTTTACATCTCCCGATGGAAAGACTCCGTTCATCAAACCGTTAACGCTGGATTATGACTACAACGGACTTCTGGCGAACATCCTTGCCAAGAGGGCATTAATCCTTCAGAAGTGCAATGTTCCGGCAAGAAATGACAACAGCGGTGGCTCTACTGGTGTTGCGATGTCTGATGCTACAGGTTGGACGGCTGCTGAATCCGCAGCTATCAAGCAACAGGCTCTGATGGAATCATCCAAGATGCAAGAACTCAAGGTTGTTCTTCGTGCGATCCAGAAAAGTCCGTTTGTTGAATCGGATAATCCGCTACTGAAACTGCGGTATGTGGACATCAAGCCGAACATCAAACTCCAGAAGACCCATGAGATGATTACGAAAGCTAACACTTACGCAACCTATGTATCTCACGGAATCAACGGTCTGCATGCGCTGCGTGTCACCGGAGCATTCGATGACATCAACCAAGTTTGGGAAGATTCCAAGGAGATGATCGAGAAGTATCAGACCAATCTGTTTGAGAAACAGCAATCTTCTCAGGGCGAAGAGAACCTTGGCTTTTCGGAATCACTTGATAACCAGATTCAGAACTCACCTGTCATTGACGGAAACTCCAAAGAAGATCCGTCTCCAAAGGGCGGTGTTGCTAAGTGACCATTCTGAGTTTTGACCAGATTCACGCTCTGGGTCTTGAGCGAAGGTCATTGCCGATTGAGCAGTATTTCGGCGAGATGGTCGGTCTGACTAGGCAACAGAAGCGAGAGCGGATAGAACTTGCCGAAGAGTTTTCCGAGATGATGCGGACTACATTTGATGCCATCATCCTCATGGCACAGTACGGAGCAATCAACTGGTCTGTAGTTAGGTCGGATCTGGTTGACCGTTACCGCCGGACGTTGCAGATGAGAGACATGCCTGTTGATGGAGCGATGGAAGACTACATCAATGATTTTGCGGATCACTTCGTTGAAACCACGCAGAAACACGTTGATGAGGAAGTAATCAATTTCGCTTTGGTAGGATGGATTGCGAATGAAGTATCCGAGGATGTCCCGACATCCGATGCCTACTATTTATCCGAGGACAGAGTAATTCTCATCGGCGAAAGCGAATCTAATACGGGTTCAAACTACAGTGATTACGATGAAGCCGTAAGAGAGGGTAAGACAAGCAAGACTTGGCGTACCATGTTGGACAATCGAGTGAGGAAAACCCACAGACCGCTTGAGGGTGTCACTCTTCCCATACAGAGTTTTTTCGTTGTCGGAGACAGCTTAATGCTCTATCCAAGAGACATAGACCACGCATTTGATAATCCCGAAGAAATCTGCGGATGTCGATGTGCGGTGACATATTCGTGATAATCAGCACTCCTTAACAGGGGTGCTTTTTATATACACAAAACCGTTAGAGAAAAACGTTAAAGAGCAATTGTTAGAGAAAAACACTAAAAAGCAATGTCGAGCGGACATAAAGCGCAGAAAGGTGGCCTATCAATGCCAGAAGACAACATCAATGTAACAACAGAAAAAACTGAAACAGCAGAAAATCAGCAGACCGCAGCACCCCAGGCTGATCCTTCCACGGAGAGCATTCCTTCCACGCAGGAACTCTTGGTCGAGATTGCGAAGTTAAAGCGTGAACGAGACAGGGCAGCGAGAGAATCCGCAGAGTGGAAAAAGCAGTTCCGTGCAACTCAGTCCGAGAAGGAAGTTGCCGATGCCGAAAAGGCCGAAGCACAAGCTAGGCGTGATGAGGAGTTTGAACAGATGAAGAAGGAACTCCAGATCAACAAGCTTGAGAAAGCCTACATGGGCATGGGCTACACATCGGATGAGGCCGGAAGAATTGCC